CATCGAGGACGAGATGAACCGCCTCGGGGTGTACTTTCCGATCTGGGAATTGTCACACGGAAACCAGCGCAAGACCGACCGTATCGCCTGGGCCCTACAGGGCCGGGCGGAGAAAGGTCGCATCAGCCTGCTGAAGGCCCCGTGGAACAAAGACTTCCTGGACCAGTGCGTTGATTTTCCGTCCCCTTTATCTCACGACGACCTTATCGACGCGGTGTCGTACGTGGATCAAATGGCGGAACCATGGTTCGACGGCTTTGATGTCGAAGACGAGTGGGAGCCAATGGACGAAGTAGCAGGCTACTAAGGAGCTAAGGCGTGGCTATAGGAAATCAATTCGGGGAAACCAACAACCCGAACGACGCTCGCCAGGAGTACGACGGCTTCTCCGGCCTGGCCGAGTTTATCCTGATGAAGGTGGATCACGCACGGGACGTGCGCGACACCAAGTACGGCACACGCTGGGACGAGTACACCCGCCTTTGGCGTGGGTTCTTCACGGACCAAGACAAGAACACGGACAGCGAGCGCAGCCGCCTTATCGCCCCCGCCCTGTCCCAGGCAATCGAGATGACCGTCAGCGAGATTGAGGAAGCTATCTTCTCTCGCAAGGCGTGGTTTGATGTCACCGATGACATTGCAGACCAGAACAAGGACGACGCGGTACAGTATCGCAACCAGCTCCTTGAGGACTTCCACCTGGATGGCGTACAGCGCTCTATCAGCGACGCTATTCTCATGGGTGCTATCTACGGGACGGGGATCGCCAAGATCAACGTCACCAAGAAGACTGAGCTACAGGCTGGTCCCACGGGGGAACCCGTGGAGATGGAGCGTATCTCCGTACCCGTGGAAGCGGTACGGCCTGACCAGTTCCTGATCGACCCGGCATCCACGAACATTGAGGAAGCTCTGTTCGTTGCCCACGAAGTTATCAAGCCGATGCACACCATTCGGGAGAAGCAGCGGCAGAAGATCTACCGGAAAGGCGAACTATCGCCCTACACGGGCTCCCGCCCGGACACGGACGGCACGGGGGCCACGGCCAACGTAGACCTCCGCGACAGCTCCGTAAAGATCATTGAGTACGCAGGTCGCGTACCTGCTGTATTCCTTCCCGACGCCGCGGGGAGCGGCATGGTAGAAGCGCTTGTAACGCTTACGGAAGACGGATTCGTACTACGTGCGGTAGAGAACCCCTACCGTATGAAAGACCGGCCCTACGTCGCGTATCAGCACGACAGTGTGCCGGGAGAGTTTTGGGGCCGAGGAGTAGCCGAGAAGGGCTATAACCCGCAGAAGGCCCTTGATGCGGAGCTACGGGCTCGTATCGACGCCCTAGCTTTGATGTCTGCCCCGATGATGGGCGCAGACGTATCACGGCTACCGCGCAACGCAGACTTCCGGGTACGTCCCGGGAAGACGGTGTTTACCCGCGGACGCCCGAGCGAGATCCTGGAGCCGATCCAGTTCGGTAATCCCTCGATCCTTGCTAACACCTTCCAGCACACGGGTGATCTGGAGCGGATGATCCAAATGGGAACCGGGGCGATGGACTCGGCAACCCCCGTTGGTGTCAACGCACGGAACAGCACCGCGTCAGGTATCAGTCAGCTACAAGCTGGCTTCATCAAGCGCTCCAAGCGCACGATGCAAAACATTGAGCGCCAGTTCCTTGGACCGTTGGTCCGCAAGAGCTTGTGGCGCTATATGCAATACGACCCGGAGCGTTATCCGGTGGATATGAAGTTCCGCATCGACTCCGCCATGGGGATCATGGCGAAGGAAGTCGAGAACTCCAACCTGACCAACATGCTTGGTTACATTCCACCCAACTCTCCTGCGCACATGTTGGTTGTGCGAGCCATCTTTGAAAACAGTTCCTCCGCTAACAAGGAAGAGCTGATGACCGCAATTCGTCAGATGTCCCAAGGCCCGACGCCTGAGCAACAGCAGATGCAGCAGCAGATGCAAGAGCTGCAACAGCGGATGCTGATGCTTGAGATGCAAGCGAAAGAGCTTGAGAACGCCAAGGCGCAAGCAGAGATCGCCAAGCTCCAGGCAGAGACCCGGTACACCCTGACGAAGGACGATCTGGAAGACGATAAGGTCCAGATCAATGCGTCAAACGCGGCAGTAGCAGCACAACGTGTGCGGGTACAGTCGCAGATGGCCGACACCCAAAGGCAGGAGGCAATGAACCGTGGAACAGGACCACAAGGTACTGGCGGAGCTTAAAGAAATGCAGCGGCTCTTTGAGGAGCCCGCGTGGCGACTTGTAGTAGGGCAGCTAGAACAATCGGTTGAAGAGCTAAAAGAAGCAGTGTTGTTTTCCAAGGATTGGGGAGAGACGCAGTTTCTGAAAGGTCGCATAGAGCAGTGCCGCATGGTGGCTAATTTAGAAGCCTTGGTTGAAAACAGCCTAGCCATGATGGAAGAGGATGCTCTAGGAGGCGACGATGCTCCGAATGTATGACTATCACTGCCCTCACTGTGATCGCTTTTTTGAAGCGCTTGCAGAAGTAACAGAACGGCATTTCCACCACTGTCACAAGTGTAACGGGACTGCCAGCTTAGTGATTCGCTCTGTACCGATGCTGGACCCTCGGATGGGCGTAGACAAGGACTTCCCGACCATGGCTAAGCGCTGGGACGAGAAGCACAAGAAACTTGCCTACGGCCAGATGAAAGACAGCAATAACACCCGATACGGGACGAATACGGACTACGAGCGCGAGGCGTTCTACAAGCGCCGAGAGCTTGAGAAGTAAACGGTCGGACAATCCGGGACCTCGGGACCGACCTTATCTATGCGGGTAATCCATTTACGGCCCCGCTAACTTGAAAGAGGAGTCGGCACTTATGCCACTGAAGTACGCAGATTACGCACGGAAGCAAGAGGACGAGTTAGAGACTGAAATCCAAGAGGCATCGGAGAACTCGGAGAGCCGCCAAGCGGACAACTCTATCGAGATTCCTGAACGCTTCAAGGATAAGTCCGTTGAGGACGTTATCAAGTCTTACACTGAGCTTGAGAAAGCCTATAGTCGCCAAGGAAACGACCTGGGTGAGTACCGTAAGCTCACGGAACAACTCCTTTCGCTGGAATCCGCAGGCGGATCTAAACAACCCGAACAGACCCAAAGCGAAGACATCTCGATTGACGCCCTTTACGACGATCCGAAAGGGACTATTGAGAAGGTCGTATCGCAACGTGTAAGTGGTTTGGAACAGCAATTCCAGCAAGAGCGGTTTAACGACCGTCTTGCTCAGCTAAGCCAGAAGTACGATGGCTGGCAAGAAGAGGTTCGCAGTCCCGAGTTCACCAACTGGGTGCAGGAGTGGGCAAACACGCCCGTTCGACAACGCCTGGTGATGGCTGGGGACCAAGGGGACCTTGACGCTGCGGAGGAAGTTCTTCTCTCCTACTACGAGAAGAAGCAGATGGCGCAGCAAGCCCAGAAATCGCAACAGAAGGCACAGCGTGATGCTGAGCTGGCTAAGGGAACGCTGGAAAGTGGTAGTCCCGAATCCCCGGAATCGGAAACTACCTTCTCTCGACGGAAGCTGCTTGACCTGCGCATCAAAGCTAAACAGGGCAACCGCCAGGCTATCAACTTCCTGAAGGACAACCAAGCCGATATTGCACGTGCTTACGCTGAGGGTCGTCTTGTCGATTGACTCTTTTTAGTTAGGAGCACTTAAAATGGCACTTGGAACTAACCACGTAACTCTGACTGAGGCCACTGCGGCCACCCGGACTCGTTCCAACTCCGCGTTTGTACCGGAGCTCTGGAGCGACGAGATCGTTGCTGCGTACAAGTCCAACCTTGTGATGCAGCCCCTTGTCGTCACGATGAACCATCGTGGTCGCAAGGGTGACACGATCCACGTCCCCCGCCCGAATCGCGGCGACGCTTCTGCGAAGCAAGCCGAGACTCAGGTCACGCTGATCGCCAACCAGGAGACGCAAACCGCGTACCTGATCGACCAGCACTGGGAGTACAGCCGCCTGATCGAGGACATCGTGTCCGTGCAGGCAGACGACTCCCTCCGGGCGTTCTACACCGACGACGCTGGCTATGCTCTCGCCAAGAAGGTTGACACCTTCCTGCACGAGAAGATGGCTCGTTTCGCAGGTGCAGATGCCGCTCCGACCACTGCGGGTTCCAGCGACTACGCCAAGGCAGTGATCGGTACGCCCTCTGGTAGCGCCCTGGTCGCCTGGGACGGTTCTGCATCCACCAACACCGGTAACGGCTCCACCAT